AACCCAGATCAGCCGCTTATCTGGCGCTACGGGGTATAAATCCGCTGTTTTACCATTAAACTATGGAGGTGTGGTGGGATCGCTCGGAGTCGAACCGAGACACTAAGAATTATGAGTTCTCTACACTACCTTTATGTTACAATCCCAAATGGTTGGTCACCCAACCACGTGCCAGATTACTTCTTAGCTGGCTCTGCCTTCTTTTCTTCCTTCTTTGCTGGCTCTGCCTTTTTAGCAGGTGCCGATGCAGCAGCCTTAGCGGGCTCTGCCTTCTTTGCTGGTTCTGCAGCAAAGGCGGTTAGAGCAAAAGTAGAAGCGACAATTGCGATTAGAGTCTTCATATATTCTCCAAAGTTGTTACAAAATGGAACACATGTTCCATCAGTATGTATTATGACTGTAAAACATTAGATTGTCAATGGCGGAGATAGCAGGATTCGAACCTGCGGCTAGGTTTCCCCAGCGACGGTTTAGCAAACCGTTGATTTAAGCCACTCATCCATATCTCCTATGCTGGCGGACAGGGTGAGATTCGAACTCACGGACCCTTTCGGATCGACGGTTTTCAAGACCGTTGCAATAAACCAGCTCTGCCACCCGTCCGTATTTGGTAGGTCATCGCAGACTCAAACTGCGTTCTCACGGGTTAAGAGCCCGGACTTCATCATCAAAGTTTATGACCTGTTGTATGGTGCCGCCACTCTGTTACGATCAGAGTTCTCTGGTTCTTCAGACCAGCGTGAGGACCACCTTCACCATAGCGGCATTGTTTGGGGTGACTACTGAGTACCGACCTCAGGCTACGACTTTCACAGAGTCGGGTGCTTCCATTACACCATAGCCACCATTGTTTGGAGCGGGTAGCGGGAATTGAACCCGCAACTTAACTTTGGCAAAGTCATGTGTTACCACTAGCACCATACCCGCGTTGTTGATATTTTTGGCAAGGGGTAGAGGACTCGAACCTCCAACCTGCGGGATCAAAACCCGTTGCTCTACCAATTGAGCTAACCCCCAACTGAATGGTCTCGGACACGTGACTCGAACACGCACCTTCTACGCCCCAAACGTAGTGGACTACCAATTATCCCAATCCGAGTTATTTTGGTAGGTCCTGACGGTAACGCTCCGCCGTATCCCACTTGTAAGGAGGGTGTTCTGCTATTAAACTAAGGACCCTAAATTTTGGAGCGGGTGACAGGGATCGAACCTGCGACGAACAGCTTGGAAGGCTGACACTCTACCACTGAGTTACACCCGCATGAAAGATTGACCATTTATCACATTGTACGCCGTCAATCAAAGCGAAATTTGTCTTGGCTCCGGGTGTGGGGATCGAACCCACCTAGCCATTGATTAACAGTCAAGCCCATGCACCTTGCTCGGGTTTCCCGGAATTGAATCTTGGTTGCGGTACCCTGGAGTCGCACCAGGTATCTCTTGGTTATGAGCCAAGCGGATTACTGTCTTCCTCGCCCGCATTTGTATATATTGTTCCTGGTTGGATTCGAACCAACGGCTTGGTTTACCCTCCAGCAATTTGGTCCTTCACCATGAGGAGGTTCCTGCTCTACCACTGAGCTACAAGTACAATCTTGGCGGCTTCAAGGGGTAACGATCCCCTTCTTCATGCGTGACAGGCATGCGTGCGTCCATGAACACTTTGAAGCCAAATTTGGTACCCAGAGTGGGACTCGAACCCACAAAATTCGGATTTTGAATCCGACACGTATACCTATTCCATCACCTGGGCATTGGTAGGACCACCGGGATTCGAACCCGAACCTGGCACCTTAAAAGGGTGCTGCGCTACCGTTACGCCATAGTCCCATTATGTTAGTGCTGGCTGATTGGGTAATAAGGACAGCCAGCGAAACCCCAGCTTAGCCTCAAGCGGCTAGAGCGAATACCTCGTCGTTTGCAGGTATAAGTTTTGCTTGATTTACGGTCATCGCCTACCGGATCGTCCACTCTGTTACTATTTACCCCGTCGAAACCTGGTCAGGCCCATCATAAGGATACTCACATCAACTCTGTCATTTCCTAGGATAACAGTTTTACGAGGGATATATCCTTATGGTGGACCTGGGCGGAATCGAACCGCCGTCCGAGCTACGTTTCTCTTCGCTTCATACGATCATAACTTTTCAGTTATTGTGAATTATCTTTCCTAATTCACCAGAACTGATTACACAAATAATAGAAGCATCACGTGCAACTAGAACTGCACTGTAAGTTCCTGTCTTTGTATTCAAGAAAATGTTCAACGTGAGTTGATCCATTCCATGAATTGTGTCCTTGCCAACAAAAAGAATTTCTTCTTTATGCTCTCTTAGTACCTTCTCAACATTTTCTGGACTGGTACATATTACAGGTAAAGAAGTTCTTTGTTGAGCAAACGAACTGAACGACATACCTACACACATAACAAGTAAAAGCTTCTTGAACATTTCTGTTCTCCTTGTGTGTAAACATGTATTTATGGTGCCCCCACCTGGAATCGAACTAGGAACTGATGCTTACAAGGCAACTGTTATACCACTTAACTATGAGGGCATATTTTGGTGGAGGATAGGAGGATCGAACTCCTAACTCAGGCTTGCAAAGCCCGCGTGTTCCCATTAGCACTAATCCCCCAATACTGGTACCCACAAGTGGTAACGATCCACTGTCTCTCGGTTATCAGCCGAGTGCTCTACCTTTGAGCTATGCGGGTAAAATTCTTACCATAGTTCAATACACTGTACGGATTCGAACCGCATTGCCTGTAGAGGAATTGAACCCCTGATCCCGTCGGACCCATCTTCCAGATGCCAATGTATTGAACTATGGCACCACTCCCTAAAGTGGATTCATAGTGTCTTGGTAAGCAGGGCGACAACCCTGCTGTATCTTGAGGGAGGATAGTATCTACTCTACAGCGGCGTAGCACTATTTTTCGCCAATTTCAGGATAACAGTCTAGGGAATGACTATCATAGCCTTGGCACCTCAGCGCGAAAGTTCGTAAGAACCTCGGTAAAGTTTTGTCAAGCATTCAGCCACCACATACATAGGCTGCATTGTCCGCAAATTATCCCGGGTGCGGTTATGATCGGAAAAGCTCTTTTACAGATAACTTTTCTTTTCCTTGGGTACGTCACAATAATAGTCAGCGGGCGGATACCATGATGCGTTCTCGAACCGTCACCTTTTACTTGCTTCCGGCTTGCAAACCTTTCACAAGTGCTTTCTATTAGAGACATACTTGACAAAATTGGTACTCGGTACGAGAATCGAACTCGTCTTTCCGCCTTGAAAGGGCAGCGTCCTAACCGATAGACGAACCGAGCATATCTTGGTGGAGTGTGATGGATTCGAACCACCGTGTCCTTTGGGGAGCCAGATTTACAGTCTGGTGCAATCAACCGCTCTGCCAACACTCCATAGTTTCAAATAGTAAGACACTTCCAACTGTTTAAGGACATTTCTTAAATTGTCCCCTCATACCTTTGCAATCTGCTCAAAAGCCCTAGTACCACCACAGTACATCGAGGGACTCGGTAAAGGTCGGTAACACCCAGGAAGTCAGGCTGCTGGTTAGGCACTTCGCTCTCAGGTCCTACTATTTGATACCATATTGAAACACACTATACCGACTGGACTCGCTTACTTCTTATAGAAGATTACTACCAAGCATAATGCGCTTCAATATGGTAGCAGAGAAGAGGATGTAAACATCATCTTTTGGTCTCTGCATACCATTAACCAAAATATATCAACAAATTGTTAAAGAACGTTAGTAACAAACTTTTTACTAACTTATCATACATTCATTGTAGTTGGTTTCTGATTTAATGTCAACAACCTTCTACAACTTCCTGCAATCTTGGTGTCGTTTCCTTCACCGTATCACTAGTATAGCACCTAGTGCATTAAATTACAACCCAGACAAAAAACCCTGCTTTGTGCAGGGTCTTTGTGTTTTTATTCTAACATTTAGACCCTACTTTTACCCGTTCCAATCTCCATTGGTAGAGGCAGCACGATAAGCACTTGCAATACCGTGCTGCTCTGTGGGAAACGACTGTGATGTTAGATGTTTGTTCATACCTGTATTTATGCCTTCTTGCCAACTTTTTTCAACTATTTTGAAAAAATTTCATATCTCAGTGAATGATTCTTTTCTCTACTTCGGGCATTGCATCATCTACCCCATAGCCCTTGACAAAGAGCTTGTTTAGATCATGGCGTTCAATTGCTTCACCAGTCTCTGTATCAATGACAACAGAAAGGTTCGCTATCTGCCCAAAGAGATTGATTGCATGGAACACAGTCCTCTTGAGGGCTGCTATAGAAGTTTCCTCAAAGACATCTGTGGGAAGATAGAGCACCTTGTTTTTGCTGATGTCCAGAATTAGAACCAGCTGTGATGCGTAGCCCTTAATTCCATCTACTGTTACCTTGAGGACTTCAACACATACCAGTTCTGGGAATAGTGTAAAGGTTTCTGGTGCGTCAGACATGTTTCTCAACCTCTAAGTAATTTGCTCTAAGAAAGTAAACGCCACCCTGATCTCGGTAGTCCTCGCTATACCATACATTCTTTATACCAACAGAAAGAATAGCCTTGGCACATTCAAAGCATGGTGCATGGGTAACGAACAAAGTAGCACCTGCTGCTGATTGACCATCACGAGCCATCTTGTAGATTGCATTCATCTCTGCATGGATGACTTCTCTCTTTGTTTCAAGAGAAGGAGGACCTACACCATCATTGCTGTTCTTCCTTACCTCACAAGAGTTGTCAGTACCGGGTGGTGTGCCGTTATAACCAATGGAAAGAATACGATGGTCCTTTACAACCACTGCACCAACCTTTAGCTTCTCTGCATATGAAGACGATGCAACTGTCTTTGCAATAGACATGTATAGATTTTTGTGCTTCTCTTTCATACTGTGTGTTCAATAAAGTTTACGCCCCATGCTTGTATTGCCTTGGTGCAAACGGGACAGGGAGAAGCATTCATCGGAGAACCGTCACGCGCGTACCGTTCTACTTTGATCTTGTGAATGTGCTTGTCTTTTGCTCTCAGAAGTGCAGCGATCTCGGCGTGTAGAAAGATACGCTGGGGATGCCCTGCTTGTCTTGCGTAGTAGTCCTGAAGGGGGTGTGTTTTTGTGTACGAATTATATCCAACAGAAAGCACACGACCTTTCTTATCGTAACAGATTGCTCGAATATCATACTTTCGTTTCATACTACCTTACGCGGTCGACCACGCGGTCGCTTTTCCTGAACAGCTGCTTGAACTTCTTGAGGAGGCTTGCCGCCAAAGAGGTCTTTTGTGGTTGTTTCGTCGCTAAGGTCAAGTACCAGGTTCCTTCCACCGGTCGCTTGCGTTTTTGTCTGGGGGCGACGAAAAATGTCCTCTGTCTTTACTAACCCCGCATCAGCAACAATGTCGCCAGTAATGTTAGGATACAAAGAAGTCAGATCCTGATCCTTGATAGCAATGCAAACCTTAGCTTCAGATGGATGTAGACCTTCTAGGAACTGAATGAACAATTGCTCACGTCGAACATTGCTGATATCTTTGCGTGTAAAGATGTATAGCTTCTTTACTTGCTGGTAGAAGTTAGAAGGAGACATACCTAGTGGTGCCTCATCGGGCTTGAACGGTGGATCTCCTTCTGGAAGGATGAACTTTAAGTTCTTGTCGAACGCATATTGCATCAACGTACAGATTGCAAAGTTCTTGCTGTACTCTGTTTTTAGTAGAGAAGGATCGCTGTTGATCTTTGCTAAGATTTCAGTAATGTAGGGAGTCATTTCAAAATTCCTCGATATTGTCCATTAGGTTCTTGCAACGATGCTTGATCAGATACTGCATAATCTTTTGTCTCGAACCTTTTACCTCTTGTGTTGTATATGTAGTGATGATCTTTTCTTTCAGATCCCGGGGAATGTGTTCATACGACACAAGAGCCTGGTTGCGTTGGAAGTTGCGCCGCTCAATATCTGTCTTGCAAGCATCAATACCAAAACGATAGAACTCTTCCAGCCTTGCTTTCTTGAAGGGCTTTTGTCGCTTGTTTTCATCAACAAAGACATCGTCGTCGGACATGATGTTGGGAATGCCGTCTCCACTATCACCAGTGCAAATCTTCTCAATCAAAGCCTCGTGCGCACCATCGGGCTTCACGAACTTCTTCTGCATCGGGCTCCACTGGCTTACATTACGATACCTATGCAGCTGAAAGTTGTCTTGATCGCTGGACAGAATAAGAATCTTCTGAGGTTCTTCTTCAAGACCAACTTGGGTTAGTTCGTTGTCTTGTAGATAGGAAGCCAAAACGCCAATGATGTCATCTGCCTCTGCGGTATTGACGTGCATTACCTTGTACGGGAAGTTCTCGGCAAGATCATCTCGAAGGGAGCTCAGTGTATCAAAGATTAGCTTCCAATTCAAATCTGACTTGTCACGATTCTTGGAACGTGATGCCTTGTAGAACGGAAACAACTGCTTACGCCAGTAATCCTTGCCGTCACAACAAATCACAAGATCGCCGTACTTCTGGGAAAACTTCTTCTTCGTGGATAGCAGTGAACTCAACACCACATGACGAATAAGAGACACAATCTTGTCATCATTATCAGACTTCAAATCGCTCTGGAATTGCATACAAGCACCCAGAGCAACCTGACTAAAATCAACAGCAATCATCAAAATACTTTCAAAATAATCATGTTTTCGTTTGTACGACCATTCACTGCCTGCGCCTTAGTTGACAATCCATTGTAGTTGGAATTCAGAGTTCGCTTTGCCAGATTACCCTTTACAAGTTCTTCTGGCTTACGCAATGTCTTTACAGACGACTCAGCAACATCCCAACCAAGAATTGTAGTACCCTTCACAGTCAACGTCTTACCCTTCTCGGCAGTATAACATGCCAGCTTGCGACGTTCAACATCATAGAACCATACTTGCTGGGCACCAACAATAGACTTTGGCTCCTCACTCTTAAGAGCCAGTTCCACGTACTCACGCATGAACTTCAGTTTAGACACAAGAACGTTAGCTGGCTTTTCCTTGCGTGCCCGGGGCTTTCGTTGTACCTTGGCTGCAACGATTTGTTGTTGGCAATCCGCGATTAGTTGTTGCACGAATGCAAGAAACTTCTTCAACTTTACCTTACCCAGATACGCATATGCTTCCTTGAGCTGCGGATCCTTGCCCTCAACTGCCTCGGTAAGTTCAGCCTCTAGCCTGGTAAAGAACTGACCAATAGACTTTGCAACAGGACTTGTCACATTGTTGGCAACAAGATAGTCCTTCATGGAGAAGGCACTACCCTTTAGAATCCATTCATCAATAGCACCGTTTGCCTCTGCGATATGCACCGAAGACTTGTCTACGACAGGAACAACAACTGCTGCCTGTTCTTGCTTCTTCTCTTCCACTACCTCTTTGTACTTGGTAAACAAAGTCGTGATGTCGTTACCAATACGCGTTACATGTTCTTGAGATACGTAATCGCCACGCATAATGGCATGACCCATCATACCAATGCTGCGAAGCTCAAAATCAGATGCCTTGTTTACTAGTGGCGCCTTCTTCTTATCGATTGTGGACACATAGTCAACAGCCCACTTACGAATAACTTTGATATCGGTATTCTTGTTATGATAGTTCGTGTAGTTCAAAAGATCATTAGTGTACGTCTTTTGCCTCAAAATGGGATCTTGCCCACGTTGCCGAGATACAAATTCACGGCGATCTTCTGTTGTAGCTTTACGTGCCATTTACTTCTCCAAAATATAGGGCTTGCCCTCCGCTTTGGCGATGGCGGCTCGGGCGTTATGCAAAGCCATCCCGTATGCGCTTACATCCGGCGCAGTGCTTAAGCCTTTCAACGCCCCCAGCAGTTCCCCGTTCAGGGCGTGCAGTCGTCGCAGTTCGGCGGCGGCTTCATCGCAGGTTGGGAATCCGCTGTATCGCGCTCCCAGTTGGTCAGCCAGCAGCAGGGCTTCGGGGCGTTCACTCATCTCACTTCTCCAAAATATAGGGCTTGTCCCACTTGCCAATGTTTACATCAATGTACCAACCCACATCAAAGTAGTCGGTCATGATGTCACTTCGATCATGATTACCTTCATTCATTGCCGTTACAACTTCCTTCAGAAAGCGAAGTGCAACACCGTCAAAGTGCTTTTGATAGTGATACGGATTCACATCAATGCTCTTAGTTTCAGGAGTGAAGGGCAGGTGCGCGGGACGAAGTTCCTCCGTACCAAGACGATTGAAAGACTCGAAGAAATCAATCTTGCCGGACTTCACGGTCAGGCATAGTGTTGAATGATTACGAACCGACAAAGAACCCTTCACGCCATACTTAGCGCAGATCTTCTTCACAACCGGAGCAATCGCTGCCTTCTTGTCTTGATTCATATAAGCCATGATGTTTACTCCAGTTCAAAGAAAATCATAAAATGTTTCGGACTGACCAGCTTTGCCAAACGCAAGAGCTGGGGTCACCTGTTCATACAGCGCATTGAAAACAGCAACCGCAACCTTTGAGTCTTCAGTCTCAAGGAACAATGTGCCATTGAAGAAGTATGCAAACGTATCAGTCACAGACTTGACAACTTCCAGTACCTTCGTTTCGAAACCCATTTCATTTACTCCTTATTTCCTACTGTACCTACAGTATAAAGGATCTTAGAATAAATGTCAACCCGACTATTTCAGTCGGGTATTAGTGGCAAGATACTGTATATCCTAACAGTACACCACGAAAGTCGTGGTAAGGATGGCTCAAGCACACACGACCACGGTGCCGTGGCAGGGGAGCAGGGTACAGTATGATGGGTTCCTGTTGTTGAATTACAACAGCAGGGGGTTGAACAATAACCCTTGGTTCTACTCGGTCTCTATGTGCTTGACTAGCAACAATACCACCGATAACCGCACCCAACAAAGCCGCTTGTTCACGTTCTCCCCAAGCAAGGGAAGAACTAGCTACCGTTGCAGCAACTAAACCAACAAGCAACTTCTTCATACCGACTCCTTATTTGGTAATACCAGTATACTATTTATTAGATTTAATGTCAACCCATGGGTCCAGTGACACTTTCGTACAGTTCCTGGAACTCGTCCTGCTCTTCCTTTTCCTTGGAGAACGACTGCTTGTGGTAGACCTTGATCATCTTGCTAAGCGTCTTCTTGGGAATGGAATGGTCCTCATTCAACTTCTTGATGATTTCCTTGATTAGGTCCTTCTCTGCTTCGATACGAGTGAGCGAACCAGATGCCTCGCCCATTGCGTCACGAATCTTCTTCTTTACTGATGGATCATTTAGACTCATTACTAACTCCTGTGATTGAATCCCACCTAAAACTACGCCACTCTTGCTTGTCTAGGTCAAAGACAGCGAGCGAGGTGGTAGGAACAGAGCGGGCACCCGTTTCTTTTGCTGGTTGGTCCTTTGTGGGGATTGCTGACTCAGCAAGGGTGCAACGCATTGTTCGTTGTGTTCCGTCTTTTTTGGTAAAACTAACGAGCAAAGTTTCATGCTTCAGGCATTTCCTAAGTGATTGTTGGTTATCTTCAAGTGTGTAATCCATGATGTACTCCTAATGAACAAGTTCATTGTATTGTATTCGTAGCATCAAGTCAATTTGACATCTATAGAATCTTGAACTCTAACTTCACTATCAATAAACAAGGTACTTAATTTACTTTCCACGGGAACCTTATCTTCATCCCATTTAGTTGGCCATGGAGTAGAATTTTCTATTCTAGACATTCTTTCTGCCCAGTCATCAGTTTCGCCTTGAACGGGATCTTCTTCTATTGTCTCTTCAATCTTTGGGTAGAGCACAGGAGGTGGTACGGGCACCACAACAGGTTCTTGTTTAGGTTCGGGTTCTTTCTTCATTGCCTGAGCAACGGCGATGAACATTAGAACAGCAAGGGGATCGAATGTGAACACAATCAACAGAATTAAAATTCTTACTGATTTGTCTAGCGTTTCCTTGCTGTTTGCGTCATCGTATATCAATGCAGCAACATACTTGATTGGTCCCACCTCTGCTTCTACCTTACGTATTTCCGCGGCAAAGGGTGCTCGTTCTTCGCTGAGTTGGGATAACTTTTTCTGTTCAACTTCAATTTCCTGAAGCAGTCTGGCACGTTCCTTGGCTTGGCTTCTACGTATAGACACCGCTTTATCGGCACCGATTTCCGAAGAGCTTCTAGCCATGACCTGGTCAACTGCTTCGTCAAGCTGCTTTAGTGCTTTGCGATTTACTTCAATGTTCTCCCGAGAGACCTTTATCTTCTCGTCTATAATTTCTACCTTTGCAGAGACGTTGCCAGATACAAGGTTTTGTTCCAGGTATGCCTTTGAAAGGAAGCCAAAGATACCCGCACTGGTGATTAGCATTAGTACAGCAATGGCAAGCACAAAGTATGTGCGCAGAAGAATAGGCGTCTCTTTCCAGTTTCCCTTTAGCCATGTGGCGGTTACAATCTTTGCAACCTCTAGAGTAGAACCCATAATAGCAATGGGGATCTGTGCGGCAGCAAAGATTGCCATAAGACCCACTATAGAATAGTAGGCGGCGACAGATGATAGTGCAACAGCAGTTGCAAGTAGAATGTAAGTCATAGCTTTACGTGTGATTGGTGTATACGACAATGAATTTGTCTGTTGTAGAACAGAGCTGGATTTTCTAATACACGGTTATCAATCTGTTCTCTAAGCTCAAGGTACGACATCATCCCCTTGTTCTTACAGTAATGAAGAATGGCTCTCTTGAAGCAAGAGGCGCCAAACTTTTCAACATCCTTTTTCAACTCATCTGACGAACCGTAGTATTCTCTCCAATCTGACTCTACCTTAGACCTTTTCTTCTTTCCCTTTATTGTTTTTGTTTTCGAGAAGTAAAACGTCTTCTTACCAAAATATCTTCTACCGTCTACCGTGTTTGTTATGCAATAGACAAACCCCACAATTCCTTCGGGTATTTCTGTGACTTCTGACTCATTATGAAACCAAGTCATTCGAAGTCTGTGTCCAGCTCTTCGTCCGACACATTGTATTCTTCTGAGATGTCACCGCTGCAGGCGGGACAATAGGAAATGTCTGCTTTACCAAACATTCCCTCTCTGTATGTTAGTGTTCCCTCAAATCCGCATGATTCACACTCTATTGTTCTTTTAGCCATAGTAATACCCGAGTTGTTCTCGGGTATTTATGCCTTACTCTACTTTGCTTAAGAGCCATCAAAAACGCAAATCACTAAATAAAGGTGTAAGTCGCGGAACGGGAATTCCCACTTACTCTAGACATTTCTACAATAACAAGGAGCTATTATGTCCAGCAATTTTATTTATTACGTGTATGCTTACCTCCGAACCAACGGAACTCCCTATTACATAGGGAAAGGAAAGGGTACTAGAGCATTCAATCACCACGGCAGTGTACCTGTCCCAAAAGAAAAATCAAGAATTGTAATACTAGAAAGTTCGTTGTCAGAACTCGGCGCGTTTGCTCTTGAGCGAAGATATATTCGCTGGTATGGTAGAAAACAAACAGCAACTGGAATTCTCATAAATCTGACTGATGGCGGTGAAGGAAGCTCGGGCTATAAGCACACACAAGAGTCTAAAAATAAAATATCAATAGCTGGCTTGGGAAATAAGCACTGTTCAGGCAGATCTCTTTCGGAAGACCACAAACTAAAGATATCAAGTAAACTATCTGGGATACAACGAAAAGAAGAAACACTGAATAAGCAAAGAGAATATCATAAGAATAGATCAGAAACACACAACAAAAATTTATCAATTTCCGCAAGAAAAAGAGGAATTGCTAAGTGTTCTTGTATAAAGTGTAAGAAGACTGTTGGTGTTCCTCTTTTCAACAAATATCACGCGTCTTGTTTTACTGAGAAGTAGATGCCCACACATCTCCCCAAGTGCCCGTTAGGGATCCTTTAGAATAATCAGTCACCTTTTGCTCAAAGAAGTTTGAATGTGTAACACCCAACATTCCGTCTACCCAGGGTAAGGGGTTCTTCTTTACCTTGAAGATGCCCTTCATACCAAGAGCAATGAGACGACGATCAGCAATGTATCTAATGTAGGTCTTTACTTCTTCCTTGTACAAACCCTGCATGTCGCTAACACCAAAGGCAAGATCGATGAACTTGTCTTCTAGTTCAACCATCTTTTCCGCAACAGTGTAGATCTGTGACTTTAGTTCGTCTGTCCAGATGTCCTTGTTTTCCTTTACAAACTCACGGAACAACCTAATCATTGACTCGCAATGTAGTGACTCATCGGCAATGGACCATGCAATAATCTGACCCATGCCCTTCATCTTGCCAAAGCGAGCAAAGTTTAGCAACATAACAAACGAGCTGAACAGTTGCATGCCTTCTGTGAACGCCGAGAACACAGCAATCTGTTGTGCAATAGTCTTCTCATCTTGGCTAATGAACATGGAGATGTAATCGTGCTTCTCCTTCATCTCGTCGTACTGAAGAAACTCGTTGTACGTGGTCTCGGGCATACCCAGAGTCTCAATGAGATGCGAATAGGCAGCTACGTGGATTGCTTCGCGGGCGGCGAAGCTGGACAACATCATTCTAATTTCCGGCTGGGGGAAGTTAGGCAGATAGTTCTTTACATAAGCGCCCGATACATCAATGTCGCCTTGGGTGAAGAATCTAAAAATATGAGTCAGAAACTTCTTCTCATTTTCTGTTAGCTTGTTCTTCCAATCGGCAACGTCTTCCAACATGGGTACTTCACTCCACAGCCAGTGCATTTGCTCGCTTTGTTTGAACGCATCAAATGCCCAGTCGTATGTAAAGGGCTTGTAATAGGTACGCTCTTCTGTTAGACGCGGTTTTGTCTTCTTAATCATTTAACCACTCCGTTAGTTCTTCTTTGTTCTTAAAGCTACCATGTCTTTTTACTTCTGCTCCATGTTCATTGATCATGATCAATGTAGGAACAGAACGAATACCGTACTCAATAGACAAATCTATGTTTTCATCTATGTCAATTGGCTCAATAGGAACTTTAGTATCAATTCCTTCTAGCATCTTGCTAAGACTCTTACATGGACCACACCAAGATGCTTCAAATTTTACTATCTTCATATTCAACCTTCACATGCGATGCAAGAGCTACCTTGTGCTAGTGCTTCTAAGTTAATTTCTTCTTCAATACGCTTACGCTCAATGCGTTGTCCAACCTTGTCTGCCTTGCGTAGCTTGGAACTGCGGCAGTAGTAGAGTGACTTCAGTCCGTTCTTCCATGCCATGAAATGCACGGCATGTAGATACTTGATATTTACGTCGGGACGGAAGAACAGATTCACACTTTGTGCTTGGTCAATGTACTGTTGTCTATCGGCAGCATGTTCAATTACCCAACGCTGATCCAATTCAGCGGCAGTCTTGAATACAAACTTTGTGTTCTCATCCATCCAATCCAAATGCTGAACAGATCCATCATTTGCTGTAATGCTAGCCCATGTGTCATCGTACCATGATGCTGATTGTGATTCTGCTTCCTTCTTGATGATTGCATCAAGGAATCTGTTCTTGGTTAGATACGCACCGCTAGTTGTGTCTTGTCTGTACGCATTAGCAGCATAAGGCTCGATACTAGGAGAAGTGTTACCCATGATGATAGAACTAGATGCATTAGGTGCAACTGCCATTACATGTGTTAGGCGCTTCATCACCCCGCCTTCCTTGGCATCGGGGCATGGATCGCGTTCGTATGCTAGTTGCTCGTTAGCGGCATCCAATTCTGTTCTAATGTGCTTGAAAATGCGATTGTTTAGGCTTTTTGCCATTACACCTTCAAACGCTATTCCTTTTTTCTGAAGAAGAGCATGAAAGCCGAGGGCGCCAACACCAACAGAGCGCTCGCGCCAAGCACTATATCGCGCACGTGAAATGCTGTCAGGAGCGTTATCAATGAAGTACTGAAGAACGTTGTCCAACATCTCAAGTACGTCCCGAAGAAAAAGTTTGTTATCTTTCCAGTCATCATAATACTCCAAGTTTACAGAGGACAAACAACAGACAGCAGTTCTGTTCTTGTCTGTTGCGAGAGAGATTTCACTGCACAGATTAGAACCCTTGATGCTCAACCCAAGTTTCTTTTGGTACTCGGGTAGTGCTCTATTGGCGGTGTCATTGAACCAAAGGTATGGCTCACCAGTCTGCATTCTCATTTCGAGAATTCGCATCCACAGATCCTTTGCCGATACGGTCTCAACTACCTTACCCGAGTTAGGCTGCACAAGATCCCAAGAATCATCAAATGTTGGATCAACCATGCAGTTCTCAATAACCTGCATGAACTTATCACTGATGTTGATGGCATGATTTAGATTTAGAGTACGCATGTTCTGATCGCCTGTTGGCTTGCGCATCTCTAGGAACTGAATAATGTCGGGATGGGAAACATCTAGGTATGCGGCATAGGATCCACGACGAGTTGTTCCTTGCTTGTATGCAAGTGATGATGCATCGTATACCTTTAGATGGGGCATAACACCAACGGACTTCTCATCCGAGCCGCGAATACCAACGTGAATGCCCACGCCACCACCCATCATTGATAGCCAGTTAGTCTCTGACAGATTAGAAACAAGACCCTCAGCTGTATCTTCCAAGTAGTTTAGAAAACAGGAGATTGGCATTCCTCGCTTGTTTCTACCAAATGATAGAATAGGAGTAGAGTAGGATAACCAATGTTTACTCGAATAGTCGTATAGTCGTTGTGCGTGTTCTTCGTTTGTTGCAAATGCCTTAGAGACATATGCAAATCTATCTTGGGGTGATGTTTCCTCTGGGCGCATGTACGAATCACGTAGGCGTTTGATGCCTAGTTCATCGAACAATGAATCCCGACTGTAATCAATGTTCATGTTGTTCCTTATTGTAGAGTCTGTATTTATTGAAACCATGGTGGCACATTACGATTGGTCCACTTGGCAAATTTTTTCTTTTCATTGATATAGTAGTTGCGATAGCTTTGTACTGAGTTGCCGGGCACCTTGCAATAATCGGGCATTGCAGGAGGTGGCTCAACCCATCCACGTGCAGTTAGATTCTTTGGTAGCTGTGACAACATGTCAACAAACTTTGTTGCCTCTACCTTATGAACCTTTTTGTACCTGTGTGTATATTCCTTGCACAAAGACACTAGAAGTTCATGTAGAAAATTATACTGCTCGACTGTTTGGCGGCACCACACAGCCGATGGATGGTTGGCATGGGTAGCCTTATATAGTACATTCTCTCGCCAGTCATCAATAACCCATCGCTTTACCCTCCGCCCCGACTCGCTCAGCACAACATGTTGCGTGCCATCGATAACACGATGGGCAGTAGATAATAGTTGTGCGCTCTCTACAATCATCTTTACCACATGCTTATCGCAGTGCATGTGTGATGCTTCTTTTG